GACTGTAACTGAAATTTCTCCAATCCGTTCTATCGCAAGGGTAAGAACTACAGACAGACGTTCCGTTGAAATTCCACAAAGAACAGGTCAATTCTCGGCTTCGTTCATTGGGGAAACTGCGACAAGAACCGAAACTGATGGATATAAAACTGGTCTTTTAGAAATACCTACACACGAGGCATATGCCTTGGTTGATATCTCACAAGCTATGCTTGAAGATTCAGCGTTCAACCTAGAATCAGAAATGGCTACAGAGTTTGGCGAACAATTCGCAAAACTCGAAGGCACATCTTTTGTATCTGGTTCAAGCGTTGGTCAACCAGAAGGATTTTTAGAAGCTGGTTTAACTGACCACAAAACAGGAAGTAATACTGCGCTAGATACAGATAAACTAATCGAGTTACCATACAAACTTAAATCAGAATATTTAGCTGGTTCAAGGTTCGTTATGAATAAAGATACTTTTGCTAAAATCTTACAACTGCAAGATGGCGAAGGACAAAAAATCTTTATGCAGGGTTTTTCTGGAATAGGTGGCGCACCAAGCACAATCCTTGGTTATCCATTTACACTTGCAACTGATATGCCAGTTGTTGGTACTGGTAACAAAGTTATCGTTTTTGGTAACTTCCAGAGAGCTTATACAATCGTTGACCGTGTAAATATGTCCGTTGTAAGGGACGACTTAACACAGGCGACTTCTGGAAATATTAGATATATTGCTAGAAAACGTTTTGGTGGAATGGTTGTTTTACCTGAAGCGTTAATTATGCAATCCACAACAGCTTAATCGGAGGTGATATTATGAGAGATTTAGCTAATAGGTTAGTATCGGTAAACACCGTTGACCCAAAAGTAATAACTTCCGATACAAATGGAACTGGCGTTGATTTAAAAGGTTTTGAATCAGCAATGGTTGTATATTCGGTAGGTATAGAAGGTGATACTTTGTCAGGTTCAGTAAAGTTCGAAATTCATTTAGAACATTCTGACGACAACGTTACTTTCACAGCAGTAACAGCATCTACAGACGTAACAAACGGGACTGTCAATTCAGACGGGACGTTCGTAACTTTGGATGATAATGCTGAATCCCCAAGTGTCCATGAAATTGGCTACCTCGGCGGGAAGAGATATATCAGGGTTGTTGTCGATGCGACGGGGTCGCATTCGAACGGCACACCAATGGCAGCAGTTGTAATCAAAGGCAATCCATTAGATAGCCAAGATAGCGACTAATCTTTTTTGATTATCTCGTAAGAGAGGGGGACAGGTTTTTTATCATTATCCTGTCCCTTTTTTTATGGTGTAATTTTATTATCGGTGTATAGTAAAAATTGAGTGGAGGTGACTATGAAAACATTTGTATTACTAATGTCAGTTTGTAGTTTTAACTTGGAATTTACCGATTTTAAATGTGGAGAAACGATAGAACATACCAAGGCATATGTTTCTTGGTCAGAATGTATCAGGGACGGTTATAGAATTGCGAATAATTTTTTAAATAATAAAGTTACTACAGAGGAATTGAATAAATTTCAATATGGAATTAAACTTGGATGCAAACCAATTAAAGACAAACTTGCGAGGGATAAATTATGGCAGGGTTAGTAGTTGAAACCGCAGAAACACAATTTGCGATTACGTTAGCAGAATTAAAAGAACACGTGAAAGTAGAAGATACTTCAGACGATACCGTATTAACAATTATTCAAAAGGCAGCGCATAACTGGGCAAAACAATATACTCAGCGTTCTTTGACAACTCAGACGTTACAGTTATTTATTGATTCTGTATATCCAAAAGATAAAGTTTTGCAGGAAGGATTATACCTTGGTGTTGACTTGGATTTAACAAGGCGTGGAATTTCTTTACCGTTTTCGCCAGTATCAAGTATATCCAGCGTAAAGTCTTTTGATGACGATGATACCGCTAAAACTTTTAGTTCCAGTAAATATCATTTAGACGAGGCATCGTATCCTTCAAAGTTAGTTTTAAAAAATGGTGAAAACTTTCCAACGGGTACAAGGGCAGTAAACGCTATACGAATCCAATATGTTGCAGGTTACGGCGCATCAAGCGCCGTTCCACAAGACATCAAAAGCGCCTGTTTGATTTACGGTGCATATTTGTACGAACACCGAGGCGACCGAGTTTTTTCTGGAAACGACCACGTTCAATCCGTTCCGTATACTGCGACACAATTGTTGCAACCATACCGAACCTACAATCTAGGAAGATTCCCATATGAAGGAACGCACGTCGCAATTAATCGAGGTATCTAATGTCTATTGGTTCAATGCGTAACAGAGTTGTAATCCAGCAATACGGCGGGTCAAAAGATGCAGGGGGCGGTAAATCCGTATCGTATTCTGACGTTGGAACTCGCTGGGCATCCATAGTCGATAATTCTGGAAACGAAGCAGTATTTGGAAATCAGTTACGTTCAACAGGTAGATTTACAATTACCATAAGAAACTTCCCTGCGTTGACCACATTACATAGATTGAAATTTGTTGATAACAGCGTAGACAGATTATTTAATATTATTGATATTAAAAATATGTTTGAAGGACAAAGATATTATATGGTTATCACGGCAGAAGAAGGGGTTGCGACTTGAGTACCAAAGTTAAAATAAAACACAATATGAAAAAGGCAACCAGCAAAGCGGATCAGGTTATTACGCAAGAGGCAAGGGATGCAATTATTTCTTTGATAAATTCTTTCCAAGCTGATATCAAAATATCAATGCGTAATTCACCGCAAACAGGAAATATATATCCAAGGGCAGGTACTACACCGCATATTGCATCCAGCAAAGGTAATCCGCCAAGACCAGACGAAGGGATATTAATTAATTCTATTTTTAAAACGATGACTGGATTATTGAAAGGCGAGGTATTTACAAATGTCGGTTATGCAGAAATATTAGAAGATGAAAATAATCTGGATAGACCGTTTATGTCAAAGCGTTCGATTGCAGGAAAACAATTACGTAAAAATTCAAAGCGTTTATTTGGTAATATCAAAATAGGAAGAATTCAAAGAGGCAGATAATGAGTTATTATGGTTTTGACGTACAAAGTTATATTTTTACAACCCTAGGAAATTCAAGCGCCCTGCAATCTGTATTGGGAACGGGTGGCTCGTCAGGTTCAAGTGATAATAAAATTTATGACAGTATCGCTTTGCAAGGTGCGGAATATCCTTTCGTTAATATCGGAGAAGAACAAACTGTCGACGACAGCAATGCAAGTAATTCTGGGCAGATTGTTACTGTCCCAATAATTATGAATTCGCAATATCAGGGACAAAAAGAATGCAAGGCAGGTATGAAAGCGATATACGATGCCTTTCACCAAACCACAATAAACGCATCAACCTTGACATCTGGAAGCGAGGCGTATGTTGCGTTGGTGTTTGTAAGGTCAACCAATATACAAACGTTATCGGACGGAATAACACGGATTGGTACGTTAAACGTTGATTTTATCACTCAGGCGGTAATATCGTAAAAAAAAGACGTCCTTATTCGCCCATACAGGCGTTTAAAATTCTTTCTGGTAGTTTGGTATCAACGAAGTATTAACGTTCTGGGCGATATTTTTTATTTGTGATTTATAAAAAATTTAAGTATTATCTTTCTAGGGAAAAAATTTATTGAATCTTGGAGGTTCAAATGGCACAACAAAATGGCGCTTTAATGTTGCTAAAAATCAAAGTGGGGTCACCTTTGGCATTCCAAAAAGTCGGTGGCTTGAGGGATGTAACTATAACACAAGGTTCAGAAACAGTATCCGCAAACCACGTTGATACAACCAACCGAGTAAGAACATTGCTGGAAGGCATAGATATTAAATCGACAACCATAACAGCTTCAGGTGTATTTGTTGACGATGCGCAAGACGGACATTTACAAACTGCATTCGAAGCGAGTACTTTTTCAACATATCAGATTACCGTACCTGATTTTAAAACCTACGAAGGAAAATTCCAATTAACTAACTATGAATTCACAGGAAACTTTCAGGACGTTGTAACATTTAATATTACACTTGAAAGCGCTGGTGCTATAACTGTTGGTTCAGTATAGTGATTTTAAAATTAAACTATATCAATGTTTGTATTAAACAAATACAGATGGGGTAATTATGCAAAAAGATATTTTAATTGATGGCAAGAAACAATCAGCTTGGGTTAACAAAGTTGAAAATTCTTATGAAGTAAAAATTACTGGTTACAAAAAAGATATGCTGAAAGCTAAAAAAGTATGTATCGATACTCAGGATATCAACGTTATTCAGGTCGTTCCGTTAGATGAGGAACGTTTACATTTATATACTAGTGAGGTTAAAAATAATGGTAAAGAAAGAAACGCAAATAAATCCAATGAAAGGGGAAATGAAGTTAAGGTTTCCAAGTCAGACGATTAAAGGCAGATTATCGGTAGATACAATTTTATTAATAGAAGAATCCCTTGGTAAATCCATTCTGATGATTGTTCAAAATATGGCAGATTATAAAATTACCTTATCCGAAATGGTTGAGGTAATGTATTACGTTATCAAGACAGGTGGGAACGACCATACCATCGCCGACGTAAAACAATTATTTAATGAGATTGGTTACAGCGAAGCAATTAAGATGTGTTCCAATTGCCTCGCCAAGGCAATTGACCCTGACCAACATAAAACCCAGAAAAAAAAAGACGACAAAGCACAGACAGAGTAACTGAAGAAGATTATCTTCCTATCCCAAGGTGGTATGAAGTTATTGTTGGTATGATTCATATACCGCCAGATAAATTTTGGAATATGTCAGTTTGCGAGGTTAGCTTGTGTATCGAAGGATTTCAGGAGTATAATGGTCAAAAATCTTCAAGCGACATTAGCAAAGATGACTTGAAGGATTTATTTGAAAGATACCCAGATGCGTAAGAGGTTAGCTTGGCGACAGAAATAGATAAACTGATAGTAAAGATTGAAGCTGATTTAAAAGATTTAAAATCAGGTTTAAAAAATGCAACCACCCAAGTTGATCGCAGTTCCAAACAAATGAAATCCAGCTTGAATAAAGTTGGCGACGGACTTGCACGAGCAGGAATACAAGCAACTAAATTCGCTGCGGTTGCGGGTACAGCTTTAGGTGTTGTTGCCGTCAAAGGTTTTGTTGACGTTGCAATCCAAGTTGAAAATCTACAAGTAAGAATGAAAGCGTTATTTGGTTCTGCCGAAGAAGGTGCATTGGCGTTTGATAAGATGGCGGAGTTTGCTGCGAAAGTTCCATTTAGTTTAGCTGATATACAGCGAGGGTCAGGTTCGTTGGCGGTTGTATCAAGAGATGCGGAAGAATTAGCAAAGATACTTGAGATAACAGGAAACGTTGCTGCGATTACAGGTTTAGATTTTGCAGTAACCGCAAGTCAGATTCAACGTTCGTTTTCTGGTGGTATCGCTGCTGCGGATTTATTCCGTGAAGCTGGTGTTAGAAATATGCTTGGTTTTGAACAAGGCGTAAAAGTATCAGTCGAGGCAACCAGAAAAAGATTCGAAGAAGTATTTGGTAAAGGCGGAAAGTTTGGAAACGCCACCGACGAGTTGGCGAAAACGTTAACTGGTACATTGTCAATGCTTGGCGATAAATTCTTTAATTTCCAAAGACAAGTGGGCGACGAATTTTTTGACGAATTAAAAGATGGTTTCAAAGAACTGGACGATGTTTTAATTGAGAATGAAATTGCTGTGGGCAGGTTCGCCAGAACAGT